AATATGGTTACAAATTTACTGTAGATCTAATTTTCCCAGCAGAAAACGCAAAGGAAATAAAGGAGCAATTCAAAGAATGGCTTAACGCTAACGGTGTTCAATTTGAGCCACGAACAAAATCAGTAAAGGTGGAGATGAAATGACAATGGATTTACTTGGAGAAGATTACTACTCAGCAGCTTCCGCACGTCAATACTGGTCTATCTCGCAATACAAGCGATTTAGAGAGTGCGAAGCACGGGCATTGGCAGAGCTAGAGGGAGAGTGGGAAGACCAGAGAGATAATACGGCTCTCTTGGTCGGGAACATGGTCCACAGCTACTTTGAAAGCCCAGAAGCACACAAGAAGTTCATGGATGAAAATGCAGATGCCATGATTTCAAAAGCTGGGAAAACCAAAGGTCAGTTGAAAGCTGACTTTCTGGTTGGCCAGCGCATGATTGAGAGACTGGAAGCTGACAAGGAATTTATGGAGTACTACGTCGGCCAGAAAGAGGTTGCTGTCACAGGCAAAATCGAAGGAGTGGAATTTAAAGGCAAGATTGACTGCCTCAATGTCGAAAAGGGCTACTTCGTGGATATCAAGACCACAAAATCAGATATTGATAGCGAGGTCTGGGTTAAGGATGAAGCAAGTGGGCGAAATATTCAAGTCCGCTGGTTTGAAGCTTGGGGATATATTCTTCAAATGGCAACTTACAAGAAGATGTTGGAAGAAGAATATGGCAAAGAGTTCCTCCCTATCATCTACGCAGTGACAAAAGAGCCGTACCCTGATACCAGAGCGATTGCTTTTGAGTCGCAGGAAATACTCGATTATGAGTTGACCAAGATGTCCATGCTTATCCAGCGCCTTGACAAGGTCAAGCGAGGCGAAGAGAAAGCGAAGCCGTGTGGCCATTGCGAATATTGCAAATCGAAAGCGTTGACCCGGCGCGTGGAGGTAATCTAATGATTCATCTCTACGAAAATCATCTTGGTGGCTGGTACACGCTAGATCGATACGAAGAACCAGATTATTGCGGAACATGTAGAGAGTCCGATGAGTATGTCGGAGCGTTTCAAAGCATGGAAGATGTTGCGCTGAAGTTGATGAAAGAAAATGCTTCAGATGAAGAAATCCAGCAAGTAACTGGACTTAAAGTGATTGTTAAATTTGAAAAAGCGAGGAAAGAATGAAAATTTATATTGAACAAGATGACATAAAATTGAGCTTTGAGCGAGTGCAGGAACTTGATTATAAAACCTTATTCAAGGCCTATCAGATGGTCACAGGGTCTGATGAAATCCTTGAGGATTTGAGTCGGAAAGAGCCTGAGAATGCAGGGACCGTTTTAAAAAATGATGCTGAAAAAATAGCTGAAATCGATCCTGTCAATATCAAAGAAGCCACAGATAGATTGTCAGCAAAATTTAGCGGAAGTCCAGCGGTTTCGCAGAAACCAAGCGAGAAAGTAGATGTTGATTTGCAATGCCCGTTTTGTGGATGTGCGAAGCGGTGGAAAGTCCCATCTTACTTTAAATTCATGAATTGCCCTGACTGCCAAGGCTCAATTTTCTTGTCTTGGGCGACGGGAGTCAAAGGCGAATTGGATGACAATGGATTTTATTTCAGAGGGGACAGCCCGATGAAGTTCAAAGAGCAGACAGATGAATTCGAGGATATGTTTGCTGTTGAAAAATCAAAATAGCCAAAACCAACTATTTCCATTTTGGAAACAACTCAAAAACCAACAAGCCGTGCATTCTTGTAAAACTGCGAACTAGAAAACGTCAGTAAGGGTCATGTGACTTTGGACGAGCGACTGCCCGTATTTAGTCAATTCTCACAAAGGCAGTCGCATTTTTTTGGAGAAAATTAATGAATTATAAAATCGATATAGCAGGAACGAGCATTGCACTCGAAATAGTAGATGAAAACATCACGATCACAAACAAGATTGAATATGATATGCAGATGCATTTCAGAAATACGGACGCAGATGCTTCTCTTGATACAAGTGGCGACGTGTTCGAGCCTCTCTATTGGCTAGACATCAGGGTAACACCGAAAACGCCAACAGAGTATCATACGAGCCTTGGAGTCAAGAGGGAGAAACGCCACTTAGCCGAACTTCAGAAGTTCTTTGAGTTCATCGAGAACAACAAGCGAAATCTATTCGATCTTTGTGGAATCAAGGGAGAGCTGCAATGAAATCTCTGACATTATCGTTAGACATTTCGACTACTGCGACAGGTTGGGCCATATTTCACGGCTCTGAACTTGTCCAGAGTGGTGTCTTAAAGCATAAAAGCAAGTCATTCTTTGAACGTGGGCGCTTCATGGCTAGCGAATTGCGAGCTATTCAATCGAGAGCGCTCCAGAAGTACAACTGCCATTTTGAATCAATTGTAGTCGAGAAGAACTCAGTCATGGGGCCAAATCAGCAGTCTATGATCAGTATTGGAATTGTGACAGGCATTATCCTTGGCCGACTGATTGCTGACAATGTGTACTTCGTGAACGTGTCGACCTGGCGCAAGTATTGGAAGTTTAGTTACAAGGACAGAAGTAAAAAATCAATGAAGCTGCAGGCAGTTGCTAAGGTTTCGGATGAATTTGACTTGAACGTCAAAGACGATGAAGCTGACGCTATCCTGATTGGTTCATATTTTGTAAACCATGGCCAAGAATTTGGAAATTTGGAAAGCCACAAGGTGAGTTGAGGAGTTGGAAGATGAATGTTAAGGAATTAATTGAGAAATACAAAAGATATGAGGGGAAGTGGAATGGTAAAACAGGAGAACTAGCTCGTCAAATTTTTCTAGAAGACTTGAAACAACTAGACGAACCGCAGAAGGTCAAAGTACCGCCGGCTGTGGCGGTTTGGTATGAGATAAACAAAGATAATTTAGATAAAAACATTGCATATCTTTGTTTGAATAATTGGGGAGAATTTATAAATGACAAGACTCTCTTTAACTGGATGTCGAATACAGATAACTTTATCCAAATTCTCGTCAACATGCGCCAATTTGGCTACGAGGTCGAGAAAGAGAAGCGGTATTTGGTTAGGATCAAAGCGACAAAACACTACTTTGCTAAAGATGGAACTGGGAAAATGTATTTTTCTCTAAAATACAAAAGCTATTTTACAAAAAAAGAATTAGAAGATGCGGATTTCGGATGGGTATTCGATTGCCCGGGTGTGGAAGTTGAGGAGGTGGAATAAATGGCAAAATTTATTCAAATCCAATCTTGTTACAGAGGAATTGTCGAAAACGAACTCATCAATATAGAAGATATTAGTCGCATCTGTCTAGGTTCTAACATCTTATTTCTACGAACACCTTACAGTGCCGGAGAGCGTCATATTTCTATCACTAAAGATTCGGTAGATAAATTATTGAAGGAGTTGGATATTGTTGGGGAGGTGGAGTGATGAGAGTGTTCATGGAGTTCGTTGACGACGAAGAAAAGCTGGCGGTAGAGAGACTCAATGAATACATTGAAAGAGCTAAAATAGCAACAAGAGGTAAGGCGAAAATAAACATTGTAGGTTACCAAGTTGCACGTTACGAACAAATAAACAAAGAAAGAACTTACATTCTTGTCGAGGAGGTCATAGATTGAAACGATTCATAGCTATCTGGATACTATTATCTGCTGGATTAAATATTTGGCAGAGCATCCACATTAAAAAACTAGAAGAAAAGCGCCCGATGATTATCTATAAGGCCGATAACACAGGCGCTGAGATATTTGGTGAGGTGGTCGAGAAAGGACGACATGGAAAACTATACACGCTTACGATTCGTGATTACGGGATGTTCGTAGTTACGAAGGACGTGTATGACAAGGTTAGATTAGGAGATGAGGTGATGTTATGAAATTATTTCTTCACGAAGATTGTATGGACGTCATAAAAAGATATCCTGACAACTATTTTGATTTAGCTATTGTCGATCCGCCATATTTTTCTGGTCCAGAAAAAAGAGAATACTATGGTCGAAAAGTCAGTCCGATTGGTGTCAATAGACTGTATGGCAAAACCTCGGAGTGGAAAATTCCAAATAGAGATTATTTTGATGAGTTATTTAGAGTTTCAAAAAATCAAATCATTTGGGGTGTGAACTACTTCGACTACTCTTTCGGGCCTGGCCGTATCGTGTGGGACAAAGTTAATGGCAAGTCAAGTTTCTCAGATTGTGAGATAGCGTACTGCAGCTTACATGATAGTATACGGCTGTTTCGCTATATGTGGAATGGTATGATGCAAGGAAAGTCGATATCTGAAGGTCATATACAACAAGGAAATAAGGCCTTAAATGAGGTTAGAATCCATCCGACACAAAAACCGATAAATCTTTATCTTTGGTTACTTCAAACTTACGCAAAAGACGGAGACAAGATTCTTGATACTCATGTTGGTTCAGCAAGTAGTTTAATCGCTTGTCAAGAATTAGGTTTTGAGTATGTAGGTTGCGAGTTAGATAGAGACATCTTCAATATTGCTAAACAGAGACTTGATGTTTACGAGAAGAAAATAAAATTATTTTAGGAGTTATCATGAACACAATAGACAAAGTCAAACAATGGTTTATAGACCGTGATTTAGAGAACGGTGGACGGTTAGACAAGCAGTCTTTGAAATTAAGCGAGGAGTTCGGTGAGTTATGCGCAGGCTATCTCAAGAAGAATGAGAAACTGACAAAGGATAGTATCGGAGATTGCGCAGTTGTGATTGTCGGGCTTGCGTTGCTGATAAAAGAGGATGTGCAGGAGATTTTTGAGGAAGTAAGTTTCATCGAAAATAAAGATGTGATGCTTCCCTTTAAATGGTTGAGTGCTAACATTAGTAATTTTCAATTGAATAAGGATTTAACCAGCAAGAAAATGTGTCGATATAATTTAACGCATTCAATCGGCTATCTAAAATCAATCAGCAAAGCACTTGGTTATAGCTTCGAAGAATGTTTTGAACTGGCTTACCAAGAAATCAAATACCGCAAGGGTCGTTGGATTGATGGCTCATTTGTCAAAGAGGAGGATTTGGGATGATACCGAAATATAGAGCGTGGATGAAGTCGTTAAAATGGATGTGTGACGTTACTAATATTTCGTTCGATAGCAAGTTCGTGGATATCTGTCAGCAGGGAGATACTGAAAGATATACAGAAATGTCAGTAGAGTTTGATGAAATCACACTTATGCAATCAACAGGACTCAAGGATAAGAACGGCAAGGAAGTATTTGTCGGAGATATTATAAAATGTACAAGAGGATGTCCACATGAAGTGTATTTAGAAAAAGAATACGGTGGCACATACATAGGCGGAATGCCTGCTATATATCTAAAGAGATTGGGAGAAGGATATGCGTGGACTGAGCATGAAGAAATCATCGGTAACATCTACGAAAATCCAGAGCTTTTGGAGGATAAGGAATGAATCCAGAAATAATTGATAACATAAACAAACCGAGCCACTACCAAGGCAGATTTGGCATGGAATCTATCGATGCTTTAAGGAATTTCATGACACCAGAACAGCTGAAAGGCTTTTATCTTGGAAATGCCTTGAAGTATCAACTGCGATTCCAGAAGAAAAACGGTCTTGAAGACCTGAAAAAAGCCAGAAAGAATCTTGACTGGTTGATTGAGGAGATGGAACATGAGAATTAAAACATTAATGGGTACAATCATCAATGTTGACAGGATAAAGCGCAGTATCACAATTGAGGGCGTTGAATTGGGCTCAGATTGTCGTGCTTTAGTCTCTAAGCATAAAGATGGTACAGGTACAATAACACTAGTTTTTGATGGGAAAATAATTTAAAAAAGGAGTAAAAACAATGTTTACACAATACAATCACGAAACAGGAAGAACAACACTTACAAAACTTGCTAAGGGCGGTATCATTACAGTTGCAGCAATTGCTTCACTTGGGATTTTTCGTCTCACAGCTGTGAAACGTATCCCAGCTAATACAGTTGGAGTTAAGGTTAGTGCAATTGGAGGTGTTCAAGAAAATACCCTGCAAACAGGATATCATCTAAAAATGCCATTTATTGATAAAGTCTACACCTTATCAACATCTGTTCAAACTAAGACGATGGAAAAAATCACTACTCAAACTAAAGATGGACAATGGCTCAACACCAATATCGATGTGAAATATCGTGTCAATAAGGAAAAGGCTATGACAGTCTTCTCTAATTACACAGACTTAGAAAACGTGAATAATAGTGTAGTATCTCCTGCTGTTCAGCGTGCTATTGAATCTGTAACTGGAAATTACGATATTTATGATATTCTCGGTGACAAGCGTACTGAAGTTTATGAAATGATTGACAAGGCTCTCAAAGAAAAATTTGAGTCTTACGATTTGGAGTTTGTATCCTTTACCATCACAGACCAAGATGCAGGAGATGAGATTGAAGCAGCAATCAAAAATGAATCTGTAAAACAAAAGGAAATCGATACAGCTAAGCAGGAACAGGAGAAGGCTAAGGTTGAAGCCGATACCAAGAAAGTTCAAGCTCAAGCCGAAGCAGACGCAGGCATCATCAAAGCAGAAGGTGAAGCCAAGGCCAACAAAGCTAAGTCAGATTCAATCACAGATAACCTTATTCGGATGAAAGAAGCAGAAGCAAGGGAAAAACATGGTTGGGTCACAGTCAATGGTGCAGGTAGTGTGATCACGAATAAAGAATAAAATAAAAAAGCCAAGACACTCTCTGTCTCAGCTAATAGTTCTCGCAAAGACTATTATATCACAAAGGAGATAGAGAGTGAACAAGGCTAAAGAGCTATTGAAAGAATTACAAGACCTTGACATGGACATCCAAAGCCGTATAGATGAAATCAATGAGCTTGAGGCAGGTTTGCTCTCAAGTCCTAAGTGGTCAGATGTCAAAGTCAAAGGTGGACAAACTAGAAAAGTTGATGATGTCTATACTCAGCTGGTAGTGATGAAAGAGGCTATAGAGCAGGATACTAAAGAGGTTATTAACAGAAAACTTGAACTTGGTAGAATGATCAACAGGCTTAAAAATCCAAAAAGTAGGTCCGTCCTTAGAATGACTTACATTACTAAGACCTACATTGAGGATATTTGCGACAATTTGAGAATTAGTAAGGCAACTTATTACAGATTACGCAAACAGGCTGAGTCTGAATTAGAGGAGACTATCATAGACAAAGTGAGCTAAGGTGAGTGCGCATGAAGTCTAAAATCTGTTAGAATGGTAGTGTCAAGAATTGAAAAGAGAGGTCTCAGAATTTGGTAGATGGTTACCTGAAATCAGGGTGTCGTAAAGGCGTTGAGGGTTCGAGTCCCTTCCTCTATTTCGTTCATTGACGTCTCCTTTATATTTATTATATTTTTCCGAGGTTTCGGCCTCGTTTTGGCGATGACAGGCAAGTGGTTTCTCTCCTATGTTTCCCTTGGTTCGATTCCGAGCATCGCCGTTAAAGACTACAAAAAAATAAATCAGAAAATTTATTTCTAATTAACACGCAAGGTAGTAGTCGCCTTGCATTTTTAGGGCTTAGACTAGATAATCTGTGGTAACGCAGGAAAAGGATGTTTTAAAATCTATCAAACATCCTGCCAGCAATGGTCAATCTAAGCAATTTAATCTTAACTATTTCAGTTTTTGGAATAGGTAGGCGAAGTTAAAGCAGAGAGATTCCAACGGCAAGGTGCTGAGGAAATGCAAACGTGGCAGTTTGGCTGTGAGACGAGTCTATAAGAGGAAAGAGGTATTTGGTTCGAGGTGCAACAAGAGCTTAATACCATATCTTACAAAAATTGGGTGCCTCCCAAAAGTATGTAAGGTGAGTCGATTGTCCGCAAAACAATCGATAACAAGCAGGCGCTGTGCATTTTGTTCTTCAAAAGAGAATAAAACACATGGCGATGCGTGTCTGTGATAGATGAAAAGATGATTTTTATATTTTAAAAGCTATTCAAGATAGAAAAAACTCAAAAAAGCAAAAGTCATCGCCCGTCGTAAACGAAAGTGCACTTCGGCAATTAGATTGCCTACTCAAGTCTCGCAAGGATAAGAGTAAAGTCAAAGAGTAAAGCAGCTTAGACTTTTAGCGGGGTCTTCGTTAATTGAAAAATGGCTTAGTAGTTTGCGATGTAAGGAGTGATTGGTCTAACCAATCGTGCATGAGTGATACAAGTAGGAATATTTGTGGACAAGATAATAAACTATAAGTTATCAAAAGTCACTCGTTTAAAGCAGTAGTCTCATGCTGGTTAATGGATATATGGTAGACGGATGATGTCACAGGTTCGAATCCTGTCGTTCCAATAGCGATTTTAATTCGCAGAGAGAGGTCTTGAAAAGGTCGCACATCGTGTGGCTTTTTTGATTTTCGAAAGGTGGTGATGGACATTGGGTTAAATCAAAGACAAAAGATGTTTGCAAGTGAGTATTTGAGGACTGGTAATGTCTATCAATCCGCGATATTCGCTGGTTATAGTGAAGCGTATGCTAAAACAACCGCTAGTAAATTGCTAGAAAATGCAAGTGTTAAAACGTTTATACAAACCGAAACTGAAAAGATGCACGATGAGAACATCCTGAGTGCTAAAGAGGCTCTTTCAATTCTCTCAGATATCGCAAGAGGCCAGCGACCCGAGGAAGTTTTGATGATGAATCCTGTCACTGGTGAGGTGGATAGAGTTACGAAAAAGGCAGATAATAACACAGTTATTAAAGCGATAGCTGAGATATTGAAGCGTTATCCGACTACTAAACAAGCTGAGAAACTAGAACTTGAAATCGAAAAACTCAAAACTCAAATCGGCGAGGATAATGAACAAGATGATAAATTGAGAGACTTTGCCAAGGCTTTGAGAGGTGCTTTTTATGACAAGTAAATTCACTAAACGGCAAGAGGAAGTACTTACACGAGTATTGAACGATGATTTCTTTATTTGTGGACTTCATGGAGCGAAACGTTCAGGTAAAACCGTTGTAGATAACATCGTTTTTATGAATGAGATTGATAGAGTTAGAACAATAGCTGATAAGTTAGACATTGATGAACCGATGTATATCTTAGCTGGAACATCTTCAACATCGATACAAAACAATATCATTCAGGAACTGTATAACATGTTTGATATTGAACTCAAATACGACAAGCATGGAGCTTTTACCCTTGGTGGTGTAAAGGTAGTTCAAGTCTATACTGGTTCTATTTCTGGATTGAAGCGTGCCCGTGGTTTCACTGCTTTTGGAGCTTACATAAACGAGGCGTCTCTTGCTAATGAACAAGTATTCAAAGAAATTATCTCACGTTGCTCAGGAGAGGGCGCTAGGATTATTTGGGATAGCAACCCAGACATCCCGACACACTGGCTCAGACGGGATTATATCAACTCTGGGGATGATATGATCATAGATTTTCATTTCAAGCTAGATGATAATACATTCATGTCTGATAGATATCGTGAGAATATTAAAAATGCTACACCAGCTGGTGTATTTTACGACAGAGATATCCTTGGTTTGTGGGTGACTGGTGAGGGCGTTGTATATCGTGATTTTAGCGAGAATATGTTTGTGGATAACGTACCAGAAGATATCACTAAGGTCTATGCTGGGGTTGACTGGGGATATGAACACTTCGGCTCTATCGTTATTATTGGAGAAACATCTGACGGTTCGGTTTATCTGTTAGAGGAACACGCTCATCAGTACAAAGAGATAGACTTTTGGGTAGGCCTTGCTAAGGATATCAAAGAACGATATGGAAATATTACTTTTTGGGCAGATAGCGCACGACCTGAACACGTTGCAAGATTTCAAAGAGAGCAATTGAGAACATTCAACGCTAATAAAGCGGTATTGTCTGGTATTGAAGAAGTAGCCAAGCTGATGAAAGCTGGGCGCTTTTTTGTTGTATCAAACAAGGTCAGCAAGTTCAAAGATGAGGTCTACCAATACATCTGGAATGAAAAGACAGGCGAGCCAGTGAAAGAGAATGACGACGTGCTGGATGCGGTGCGTTATGCGATTTACTCGCAACATTCACAACCAAAAGCAACCGTCCGCAGGCGTTCTGATTATGGTCTATAGAGAGGAAAGACATGTACCAATATTTAACCTATCCACGGGATGGATATGACGAGGGTTCTTTGAAGAAAGACCTGATTTACAAATTGATAACGAAACATAGCAATGAAGGCTCACATTTGAAGAAGCTTAAAAGCTACTACTTGGGTGAGCATGCTATCTTAGATCACAAGAGACGCAACGTGAACGCACCTAATTACAAGACGGTAGCTAATCATGCCAAGGATATTGCAGACACGGCTACAGGCTATTTCATGGGCAATCCTATCAAGTATAACAATACTGCTAAAGGTGATATCGATGAATTACTCACAGCCTTTGACGGTGCTGAGATTGACCAAGTAGATGCGCAGAATGCTTTGAACATGGCTATTTATGGTCGTGCTTATGAGTACATCTACGCTAAAGAGGGATTAACTGAATTGGACTCAACTAGTATTGATCCAGAAAATACCTTCATGGTCTACGATGATAGTATTGAGCGAAAGCCTTTGTTTGCGGTCTACTACTATCAAGTCAAGGATGATACAAAAGATACTACTAAGTATCAGGCAGAAGTCTTTACCGAAAATCTGCACTATCACATGGTGCTTAGAAGTACAGATTCAGGAACATCTCAGATTGAAGAGGCAGCACCTCATAACCTTGGCCAAATCCCAATTATCGAGTATCGCAACAATCACTTTGCGATTGGAGACTACGAGCAACAGATTAGCTTGATTGATGCTTATAATTCCTTGATGGGTAACCGTGTCAATGACAAGGAACAGGCAGTAGAGTCTATCCTTGTCTTATATGGCACGCAGTTAGCAGACACACCAGAGGATGCTAAGGTAGCGATGAAGATTCTTTCTGAAGAAGGTCTTTTGGAATTACCGGGCGATAGTGCACGAGCTGAGTTCTTGAAGAATACGCTGGACGAAAGCGCTACGGAAATCTTGCGTACGGCTCTGAAAGAGGATATCTACACATTCAGCCATGTGCCTAACTTGACTGATGAGAACTTTGCAGGGAACACATCGGGCGTAGCTATGGAATTTAAGCTGATGGGCCTTGAGATGATTACCAAGACCAAGGAAGCGAACTACAAGCGTGGCTTAAGACAACGTATTGCGATTTTTGCTCATTACTTGGGTATGAAGCAGATTGCTTTAGAGTCTCATTCAATTGTTCCGCAATTCAGCCGTGGCTTGCCTAAGAACTTGTTGGAAATCTCTCAGATTGTGAACAACTTGGAAGGCAAAGTGACTAATAGGCAGCTTATTTCTCTCTTGCCGTTTGTGGAAGACCCTGACGCTGAGCTGGAAGCCTTGGAAGAGGAGAAAAAGAAGAACATGGAAGACATGCCGATGTTCAACCAAGATAACACGAAACCTGAAGATGAGGTAGAGGATGAAGAATCAGGAGTACTGGGCGAAGAGGAAAGCCAATCTGATTTACCAGCAGATGGACAAGGCCGAAAAACAGGCAGACAAGTTCGATAAGGTCTATCAGGAAGCTAAAACTTACTTGGATAAGGAAATCAATAAGATTTTCGATAAGTTCCAACGCGATTATGGTTTAAGTCAGGTGGACGCTAGACAAGTCTTGAAGAATATGAAGGACAAGAAAGACTTGAATGAACTTCGTAAGGCGCTTGAAGCTAGACCGAATGACCCGAACATCCAAAGACTACTGGCTGACTTAGACAGTCCAGCTTATTCTTTCCGTACGAAGCGCTTAGAGCGTTTGAGCGACGATTTAGACCGTATGCGTGAATCTATCTATCATTCGGAGAAGACAGGCTCAGATGCCTTTTATAGCGACTTGATGAAGGATAGCTACTACAAGGCTACCTTTGACCTGCAGCAGCAGACAGGGCTGGCATATGGCTTTTCTGGGCTTCCTGAGAGTGAGATTAAACATCTACAGTCTTTTAGTTGGGTAGGAGATGGAAGTACCTACTCTACAGACATCTGGAAGAATACAGGGAAGCTTACATCAAGCATAAAAGATGAATTACTCATGAGCCTCATGACAGGTCGAGATATACGAGGAACTGCACAAGCAATTGCTGAACGGTTCAATGTGGGTCAGAATGATGCAAGGCGTTTGGTTAGAACAGAATCAGCCTTCTTTCATAATCAAATGGAACTACTCAGCTATGAAGAAGCGGACATAGAGAAGTATATTTTTGTGGCTGTCTTAGACAAGCGTACATCACGTATTTGTCAGGAGCATGACAATCAGGTCTATGACAGGGACAAGGCTGTCCCTGGCGTCAATTGTCCGCCTATGCACCCTTGGTGTAGGTCTACTACTGTCGGATACGATGAGGATGCAGACTACAGTAAGCTGAAGCGCAGAGCAAGGAATCCAGTGACAGGTAAGACCGAGCTAGTACCTGCCGATATGACTTATAAAGAGTGGTATAGCAAGTATGTGGATGCTGAGGAAGTTGTTAAGGAATCAAAAAATGATATAAAAACATTTGACTTTTACCCGTTGACAGAGGATAATATAGGTGACAAAGAAAGAATATTAAGTGTATCCAAAAGATTGAAAATGGTTTCAGAAGAATACGAGAAAGAAACCGGTAAAAATATTTTAGAATTAGCTGCAAATAAAAAATTGACAGATCGTTCAAAACCGTATGATGATGAGAAATCTAAATTCATAAGATTTTTATATGAACGAATTGGCTATGATAGAAAACCGAATATTCTCAATGAGAATGATATTGTTGGATTAGAGACCATATATCGTGGTGTAAGTGATAGTAAATCTGGAGAAATAACGTCAAAAACCTTAAAGGATAACTTCAGAAATGGGAAACTAGACCTAAGCGGTAGAGTAAAATCTGCCCATGGGCGCGGTTTGTATTTTGGCAGTCGTTTTGTTGCTGAGAGATATGCTAATAAAGGACCGAATCCACTACTGATCAAAGCTTTTTATGATCATTCAGATTTTAAATTTTTAACTGACGAACTTTATAAAAAAGAAAAGCATACTTGGTTGAAAAATTTAGACGATGATAATGAATTATATGAATATTACTATTTTTTGATGAGTCAAATAGGAATAAATGATTCTAATGCAGATGTTTTTGCTGTACTGCATGGTTACGATGGTTATAAAGCAATGCATAATGATGGGTTGTATACAGTTGTTTATAACCGCAGTAAGTTAGGGGTGCTTAAAGATGATTAAAATTTCAATTAGTTTGTTGCTAGATGCGATTGAAGATAACATCAACGACGAAGAACTTCAATCTATCGATTTCGAGAGTCATATTAGAAAAATTACAAAAGAATTCCAGGGAGAAAATGGTGAATTCTTAGTAAAAGAAGAAGCGTTTGAAACACTCCCTTTGGACAGAGATAAAAAGGATAAAATCATTGAGCAAATAAAACAAAATAGTCAAAATGTTTTCGAAGATGATTTTGATACCTTGCTGCAATTATATTATTAAGCACCTAGAGAAATCTAAGTGCTTTTTTCGTACCTAGAAAGGAAATTTTAATGAACAAGTACAAAAAATTGATAGAATTGATTGAAAATAATGGCCTTGAAATACAATCGAAGGAATGTTACGACTCACAGAGTGCTTGGCATGGTGAGGAGTTATGGATTGTTGATAAGAAAAAACAAAATAAAATTTTTGATTTATCGGGTAATGGCTATTGTTTTGACGACAAATCGGTCGATAAAGCTATTGAAGAAGTTGAAAAATATTTGTCTCTTAAAAGCATGAATACTTTTGATGCTTTCAAAGAATGGGTGGATAAGAATGCCAAGCCTCAAAAATGATGCTTAGAAAAGGTGTAGAAAATGAAAGTCAAAGAACTTTGTAAAACAATCGATAAAGAAAATTATGTTTCGGTTTATCACAACGATGAATATTTAGAAGGAGATTATCCATGCGATTTTCTTGATTGTGAATTTGTTGTAAAAAGAATTTCTGTGATAGCTTGCGAGACTATCCTTATAGAAACTTAAAAGAAAGGAATAGAAAAAATGGAAGAATGGAAGGCAAGATTTAGAAAAGAATACTGCGAATTGAAAGAACGATTCCAAAAGTTAGACATGATGCTTGGTCAATACGAAAGGGGGCAACTAGAGTTTGAACCTAAATGTCCGATTGATTTGTTAAAAGGTCAGCGTTCAACCATGTGGAATTATTTAAGAATTCTAGAACAGCGTGCAAAAATTGAAGAAATTAAACTATAAAAATTAACCGCATCGAAATCGAGGCGGTTTTCTTATGCCCTAACAGTATGGAATCCCGTACGGTTTTTATATTGTCCAAGCATTGACGACACTAAAAGCTATGGAAATTACAGTCGGGGACGACTTTAAAAATAGGAGGTTCGCAATGAACGAAGAAACACAAACAGTCGAAACGGTTGAAGAACAAAAGGTACCTGCAGAACCTGTACAACAACCGCAAGACGAGAAGAAGTACACGGACGCAGACGTCGATGCTATCATCGATAAGAAGTTTGCCAAGTGGAAATCAGAGCAAGAAGCCAAGGAAAACGAAGCTAAGAAGCTTGCTAAGATGAACGCTGACGAGAAACAGAAATATCAGTTAGATCAGCGTGAGCAAGAACTAGCCGACCGTGAAAAGGCTATTGCCCGCAAGGAATTGACCGCAGAAGCTAAAGCGATGCTAAGTGAACGTGACTTACCTGTTGAGTTAGTGAATGTAGTTGATTTGACAAGCGCAGAGACGGTATCTGAATCTATTACCTCTATCCAAAAAGCATGGGAAGAGTCAGTTCAGAAGGGAGTCTCTGAACGTATGAAAGGCAGTGCACCTATCAAAAATGCACAAACAGTCCAGCAAGAAGTCACAGAAAAATGGCGTAAAGACTTCTTGTAATAAAAGAAAAGAGGAAAAATAAATGGCATTTGAAGAATTAAACACAGCAGAATCACGCAAGAAACATCTTGGGATTATTGAGGATGTGCTTGCAGTAAATTCATATTCAACACCACTTGTGACATCTAGCGATGCAGTAACATTGCAAGGTCGCTCTTTTACAGTAGCAACTGGTAACACAACAGAGCTTAAAGACTACAAACGTAACAAAGATAATGAATTTGACCACGTTGAAGTTGAAGAAAAGGTATATACTCTTGATGAAGAAAAATATTGGGGTCGTTTCGTAGACCAATTGGACGAACGTGACTCTAATGGTCAAGTAAATATCAATTATGTTATTGCACGTCAAGCAGCAGAAGTAGTAGCTCCATATCTTGATGAACTACGTTTCGGTGCAGCGCTTGGCAATGTTAGCGACAATGTCACTATGGGCAAAGAAGCAGGAGCGAACAATGCATACAATGCAATTCTTGATGTTTCTGAAAAACTTGATGAGCTTGGAATTACAAAAGAGCGTTTGCTTTTTGTAACGCCAAAATTCTACAAAGCTATCAAGTCTGAAATCGTTCGTCTACCACATGGTGACGCAGATAAGAAAGTCCTTGGGAAAGGATATGTTGGTGAATTGGATGACTACACAGTCTACAAAGTACCTTCTAAATTCTTGAAAGGTGTTAATGCCCTTGCTACTGCTCCAGGTGTTGTTACCTCTCCAGTACAAGTTGATAATACCAAGTACAACGATAACATTCCAGGCCGATTTGGTGAATTGGTAGAGCAATTGCTTTACACTGGTGCATTTGTTCTTGAGCACTTCAAGAAATACATCATTACTATAGCAGATTCTAAACCTGAAGCTAAACCATCTACTCAAGGTAAAGTTGTAAACCGTGCTAAAGCGTGGAAGACTGGAACAGCCTATAAAGAAGGTGATACAGTAACGCATGAAGATAAAGTCTACGTTGCTATCAAAGACATCACTAGCTCAACCAATGCACCGGGCTCTGACTCAGCTAACTGGAAAGAAAAAACTGGTAAGAAATAGGTCTTAGTTATGAAATTTAAAATCAAACAAGATTTCTATGATTGGGAATCAAATGTAAAACGACTGGCAGGAGAGGAACTTGAGATTACTGAGGAGCGCTATACCGAGTTGGCTAACAATTTTGCCAGCAACGGTGTGGCTATCTCAGACGTTCTTGAGGAACTCCTCTCTGAACCTGAGTTCTTAGAAGAGGATTGATATGTCTATAGAGTTGCTGAAGAAAATGACAGGCGAGGAAGATACTCAGCTTCTCATGTTGCTCCAAACGAGGGCTACAAATCTTATCTTATCAGAGACTAATCGCACATCTTTGACACCTACTTTAAGTCTCTTAATACCTGAGGTTGCTATCGAGCTCCACAATCGCTCAGGAGCGGAAGGAGAGCACTCTAGAACCGAGGGCGGTATAGCAGTAGTCTACGGAGAAAACGGCTTGTCTACGGGCCTTCTACAGCGTATACGCATGCACAGACTAGCAAGGGTGGCAGGCCATGTTTTTGAAGCAGAGTAGACTGAAACCTTATCCAATGCGACGGTTTGAAAAGACTGTCACAGAGGAAGGTGTCGCAAAAGAAGGATATGCCAAGGAAGCTGAGACAATCCGTCTTGAGTTGTGGCCAGCTAGTAGCAAGTTACAATCTGAATTGTATGGCGAGCGTGTCAATGATATTTTGAACGCAAATGCCAACAAGTCAGCTACTATCAAAGTAAAGGATGGTGTGTGTATCGATAGCCCGACGGAAGTGACTCACAGGGTTATTTCTAAAAAGGTCTACACACATCATCAAGTTTTGGAGTTAGAGCGTGTCAGAGCTACTAGGGGCAGATAGGCTCATAGCTAAATGTAGACGATTGGCTAGTAAAAAAACTGGCGAGGATATCGTCTTACGTGCGGTACACAATGCTGCTAAAAAGGTTGTCCAAGCTGATGCTAAAAGACTAGCACCAGGCAACAATGGAGAACTTAGAAATAGCATCAAGACTAGGGTTAAAATGGACGGAGATAAGGCTATAGGCGAGGTTTACACCAACCTACACTATGCTCCTTACGTTGAGTTTGGTACAGGACCCAAGGGTCAGGCTAGCCATTCTGGTATCTCTCCAGAGGTCAGCGTAACTTACAAGTCTAGTCCGTGGTATGTGCATGAAGACCAAATCGATGTAGGACCTTACCATTTTCAAAAAATTGGGGAGTTCTACAAGATGTATGGTCAACCTGCCCAGCCTTATCTTTATCCAGCTTTGAGAGACAATCAAGAGCGTGTAAGAATATTTCGAATTATGTCCGTAGAAAGATAAGAGAACAAATATAATGATCAATATCAAGCCTGTTATTTACAAAGAATTGCAAAAGGTCGCAGATAATGTGACTGATACTTATCCTAGCGATTGGGAGACTTTCCCAGTCGTTATTTTTTTAGAAGAACAAAACAAGCCGGGTGATTGGTTTGACGACAAGGAACAAAAATCTTCTATCCGCTATAAGGTAGATATCTTTGATGATACCAGTACTAGTGAGTTAGCTGTTAAAATCAATCAGATTTTTGAGTCTTTAGGTTTACGAAGAACCGACTGCCAAGATGTGCCAGACCCGTCTCATTTGAGACATAAGGTCATGCGTTTTGAAGGTGTCGTTGATTTAGACTCAGAGCTTGTTTTTCAATTTAGAATGGAGAATTAAACATGTTAGCAAATGGAATTACGTTAGCTTATGGTACAGCTAAAGGAACTTACACAAAATTTGCAGGCCTTAAGGAAGTACCTGAATTCGGTATTGAGCCTGAAAAAGTAGAGAACACTACTCTTGAAGATAAGGTTAAAAAATATGAATTTGGTATTGGCGATGCTGGAGAACTTGAATACAAGTTCTCTTACAAGAACGATAGCGCAACAGCTCCTTACCGTGTATTACGTAAGGCAGCAGACAACAAGACAAAACTTTTCTTTGAGCAAACTTACCCAGATAACACTAAGGTGCATTTTGAAGGTCAAGTATCTGTTAAGCTTGGCGGTGGCGGTGTCAATGCCGTTATCGAGTTTACCCTTAAAATTGCGTTGCAGTCAGAATTGGAATTTGTAGACGGTATTGGAGGTTAATTAAATGGCACTACCTTACTCAATTTGGAAGATTAGTGATGAGAAAGAGTTGAAACTACGACTTTCATCTCATCAAGCAGCAAAAGTTGAAGAAAAAATCGGCATGAACTTACTGAAAATTTTTATGCCTGAGGCTGGCGAAGAGTTTCCTTTGCCTCCTTTGAAAGTTGTATTGCTTTTGATTCATGGAGCATTGCAAAAGTATGAGAATGGGTATTCTCTTGAGGATGTCTACGATCTGTACGATGAATACGTGGACAACGGTGGAGATCAAACAACCTTCATGACAGAGGTTTTGATGCCACTCTTTGAAGTATCGGGTTTTACTCCACGAGGAAGCAAGAACAAGAAAACTTCCAAGAAGAAAATGACAGTAGTCGAGTAATCTTAACAGTAACGCAGATTATTGAGAGGCTTTATCCTATGTTTTTGGACATTGGGGGTAAGCCTCTTGATTTTTGGGATTTAACGGTACTTGAAATCAGGGAAATGATTGAAAGCTACAACCGTGTCAAAATCCAAGAGCGTAAAGAAAAGATTATTGACTCTTATAGACTTTCGCAGATGATATCCAACCACGTTTCCTTATTGTTATCCAAGGATGCTAAGGTCTTTGAGTTCTGGGAATATGCGCCTGAGTTATTTGTAGAAGAACAGCAAGCGGTAGAACAGGAACGACAGAGACAAGCGCTTTTGTTGCATAAGGAACGAATGCGTGATTTTGCAGAAAGACACAATCGAAAAAGGAAGGAGGAAGTAAATGGCAACTCTTGATGAATTGAAAGTCATGATTGACGCTGAGATAGCGCCTTTCAGGAAGAAGATGAAAGAAGTCGAGAATCAGGTCAAAGGAACATCTGACCAAGTGAAAAATGCCACTGCTAAAGTTCGTGAACAGTCGAACTCTATCGGTAGTGAGTTTGGTAAGCTAGCTAAGTTCGCTGGTTTTGCAATTCTTGGTAAGAAATTGCTTGATGTTGGGATGTATTCAACGCAGACAGCTCTTGAAGTAGCAGCGTCTATGAACCAAATCAAGCGACAGATGGGTGAGAGTTCGCAATCTTTCTTAAAATGGGTTAACGATAACGCAAATGCCATGAATATGGGTGTGGGTGAGGCTACTAACTATGGTGCAGTCTACTCAAACCTATTTTCTGGATTTATCAAAGACACCAATAAACTAAGTGCCTATACTGCTAAGATGTTGCAAACATCGGCAGTTGTTGCTGAAGGTTCAGGGCGTAGTATCACTGACGTTATGGAGCGTATCCGTTCAGGTTTACTAGGGAACACCGAAGCAATTGAGGACCTAGGAATCAACGTCAATGTGGCTATGATTGAATCTACTGAAGCCTTTAAGAAGTTCGCAAACGGACAGAGCTGGCAACAGTTGGATTATCAAACCCAGCAACAAATCCGCCTTATGGCTATCCTAGAGCAAGCTACAGCCAAGTATGGAGATACCTTATCCAACTCAGTTAACGGTAGTATCAGCCTATTTAAATCACTGATGAAAGATAGTGCATTGAACCTTGGTAATGCGATGTTACCAATTATCAATGCGATTATGCCTGTCTTGAACTCTTTTGCCATGGTATTGAAGAACGTTACGGCCAAACTTGCTGAATTTATCGCTTTGATGTTCAACAAGAAAGCAACAGTGAAAGATGGTGTCGGTGGTGCAGTTGGAGACATGGGTAATGTCATGAAGGATGCTGCAGGAGGAGCAGGAGACCTTGCTGACGCAGTGGACGACGCTGGAGATTCAGCAGGAGGACTTGCTGATAATCTTGGAGACTCAGCCAAAAACGCTAAGAAAGCTGCTAAAGAATTGCTTGGTCTAATGGGATTTGATGAGATTAACATCTTGCAAAAACCAAAAGACGACGACGCAGGCGGTTCTGGAGGCGGTGGCGGAGGCAAAGGTGGTAAAGGAAAGGGAGGCGGAGGCGGACCTTTCAAAGACATCTTGCCAGAAGTCGAGTTGACCGACATGGGCAACCAATTTAAGAGCATTTTTGATGGTCTTGGAGATAAGTTGAAAGGGTTGTTTGACCTCTTTAAAAAAGGTTTTGATGCAGCGTTTAGACCAGAAGGTTTAGAGCGTATTAAAGCTGCTTTAGAACGAATCAAGAAAACTCTTGAAGAAATCGCTACTGACCCAAGAGTTGTAAATGCCTTTAACCGCATGACCGAAAAAATCGCTTATGCTTTGGGGCAAATTGCTGGTTCGTTAGCGACTATTGGAGTTGGTATTGGTGTACTCCTTACTGAAAGTATTGCAAACGGCCTTGAAAGGCAAAAAGAACGCATTATCAGGGCGCTAGTCGCTTTGTTTGATAATATTGGTAACATTGCAGAGGCAGTAGGAAACATCGCTCAGGCTTTTTCTAGTGCTTTCTACGACGTCATTACTTCAACTGGTGCTGTTCGTATCGGTAGCGCTATTGTGTCAACTCTATTAAGCTTGACATCTACCATTGTTGAAGTCGGTAGCAAATTAGCAGGAAGTTTGTTTAAAGGATTTGAAAAAGTCGTTGTGACAAGCGCTCCTAAAATTTCATCAATGCTTCAAAGTCTTTTGGACATTGTAGCTCCGATATTTGAAACTATTGAGAGTGTTGTTGATAAGTTTGGCGATGGCTTAAGTCGTGTTTATGATGAACATGTAGCTCCTGCTATTGACTCTATTGCTAATGCTTTTAACGGACTAATTGACATTATTCAAATACTTTGGGAAGGAAGTTGGAAGCCTTTTGCAGAGTTCTTGTCTAACACATTCGGCATCAGTATTGAAACTGTCGCTGATTTACTAGGCGGTATCATACTAGAGGCGTTGAAGTTACTAGCTGATACAATCAAGTTAGTAGCCGATGGTTTTACTGCTTTTTCAGATTGGTGTAAAGAAAATAAAGAGATTATCTCCACAATCGCTAGTGTGATTGGCACGCTTGCAACCGTGTGGCAAGGAATTAAGTTCTTGTCTTGGGCTGAACAAGCTGGAGGACTTGCAGGAGTATTCGAATTATTAAGTGGTAAGGTTTCCTTTATTGTTAGCGGAATTAAAAATCTTGGACTAGCTTTGAAAGCTTTGACATTTGATAAATTGGTCAGCTTCGGAGAAACAATCTATTTGAATGCGTTGTATGCAAAAGACTTTGTGGTCAATTCAGGTAAATTGATTGTAGAGTTAGGAAAAACCGCTCTAGAACTTGGTAAATCTGCATTAGCGTGGGGTGTTCATGCGGCACAAATGGGGCTTGCAGCAGCGGCAGAAATCGCTCAATCGATTGCAGCAGGAGTTGCAGCAGCAGCAACATGGGCACTGAATGGAGCTATTGCAGTCTTGACCAGTCCGATAACCTTAGTTATTGCAGCAATAGCAGCCTTAATTGCTATTGGTGTCTTGCTCTACCAAAACTGGGACACTGTTGTCGAATTTGCTAAAGCAGCATGGCAAGGACTATGTGATTTTATCAGTGGTATTTGTCAAGCGATCGGTGAATTTTTCAGCGGTCTATGGACGAAACTACAAGAAATCTTTGAGCCGATAGGGCAATGGTTTAGCGAGAAGTTCCAGCAAGCATGGGATGCCATTGTAAACATATTCTCTGGTATCGGAGAGTGGTTCTCTGGTGTATTCCAAGGTGCATGGGATGCTATCGTTAATATCTTCACACCAATCGGCTCATGGTTCGGACAACGTTGGGCGGATGTGACTAGCGCTCTGGCTAATATCGGGGCATGGTTTACGGACATGTTCCAAAAAGCATGGACTGGATTAACAAACATCTTTAGCAAACTAGGTTCTTGGTTTGGCGAGAGATGGAACGATGTTACAAGTGCGCTTTCCAGCGTTTCAAACTGGTTTGGTGAGATGTTCACTAGCGCTTATAATGCAGTCAAGAACGCGTTTAGTTCAATTGGTGGCTTCTTCAGCGGTGTATGGTCAACAGTTCAGAGCATATTTGTTAATGCTGGACAAAAGGTTGGTAGCGCTGTAGGTGGGGCCTTCAGAAGTGCAGTCAATGGTGTTCTTGGGACTATTGAAAATGTAGTCAATGGCTTCATCGGCATGATTAATGGCGTTATTGGCATGATTAACAAAATTCCTGGCGTATCTCTTGGTGGGATTGGATATGTGAGTCTGCCTCGTCTTGCCCGTGGTGGTATCGTTGATAGTCCAACTATTGCCATGATTGGTGAAGCAGGTAAAGAAGCGGTCGTACCACTTGAAAATACAGGCTTTATTCAAACACTTGGGCGAGTTGTCAGCAGTGCGGTAGTAAATGCCATGGCTGGTGTTGGTCCACAAGGTGGATTTTCTGGTGATGGCGACATCGTTATCCAAATCGCAGGTCACGAGTTCGGACGGGTAGCAATCCAAGAAATCAACAAGGAACATGAACGAGCAGGCCAAACATTGCTCAAGATTTAGGAGGTTAAATGACACAATTGACAATCAATGGGGTGGCTGTTAAGCCTCCAAAATCTTTTCGGGTCGGTATTCAGGATATCGATGGAGAAACAGGACGTAATGCCAATGGCGACATGGTCCGTGACCGTATCACGACCAAACGCAAATTAGACTGTGAATGGGGCATGCTGACTCAGGAAGAAATGAGTCAGCTTTTACATGCTGTATCGTCTGAATTTTTTGAGGTATCTTATCCAGACCCCATGGATGGCCAAGTCACAAAGACTTTCTATGTCGGTGATAGGACCGCTCCTAGCTATAGCTTTACTGAGAAGTTTAAACCTTGGTCTGGCGCTAAATTTAATCTTGTAGAGAGGTAAGAAAATGGATGCTTTAACTAGACGACAATTTGACAGAGCCATGTTCGCCAAAAACAGGACGCTGGCTATCCGTGTTGAAGATTATGCTTCACGGGATATCAAAGAGGCTAGTTTTGAGTATGGCTATATCAAGGGTGATACTTATAAGCCCGGTGGAACCTGTGCTGGTAGCGGTAAGATTACCTTTACCAGCATCATAACCACATTCAATAAGCTGGATATCCTACATCCTGAGATTGGGCTACTGGTTGGGGATACCTACCAGTGGGTCAAGATGGGGGAATACTTCATTAACGATATTGAGATTGACCGAAACCGCAACACAACCACGCTTGAGCTTATGGACGGTATGTTTAAGCTCAATCGTGAGTATGTGACGGACTTGCATTTCCCAGCTGAAGTACGAGAGGTTATTCAGGAAATCTGCCTAAAAACAGGCATTGAGTTAGCGAATGACTATTTCGGAATCAGCGCTATGCGCTACCATGTCGAGCAAGTTCCTGAAGGTAAGAAACTTTCGTTCAGGGATATGCTGAGCGCTATGACTCAGATGATTGGGATGTCTTGTTTCTTCAACCGAGAAGGCAAGATGGAAATCCGTGATTTAACTGAGTCAAACATCACGATTAACGCAGATAGTTATTTCTTGCATGGCTTGACCAAGAGTGAGATTGAGTATCAGATAGCTGGTATTACTTGTAAGACGGATAAGAAGCCTCTTACGGTTGGTATGAAGACAGGTCGGTCATTGGAACTAGACAACGTCTTCATGACCCAGAGCGCTTTAAATGACCTATATTACAAACTGAAAAACCTGACTTACTATCCTTACAATCTCAACTATCAAGGGCATTTGTTACTTGAGGTTGGGCAGTGGGTAACCATTCAGACTAACAAGAAAGAGACTTTTAAAGTTCCTGTCTTAAGTCAGAGCTTCACTTTTAAAGGTGGTCTGAGAGGTCGTATCAGTGCAGACAGTAAGGCTGGAAACGATACTCAGTATTCTTACGAGGGTACGATTACCAAGCAGATTAAGCAACAAGATGGCATTGAAGCGAAAATTCAAGCGCAGATTGAAGCAGCAGACGCAGCCTTTGATGCTGAGTTCAAAAAGCGTAAAAAAGAGATAGATGACGGTATTGAACTTGCCAAGGCCAAGGCTGAAGAAGTCAAGCAAGAACTGTCTGACATTATCAATCAGCGCTTCGACAGCTTTGACAATGGTCCATTGAAAGAAGCCAAGCGCAGGGCTGAAGAAGCCTTGAGGAACGCTGGCGCAAGCAGCTTGCTTGCTCAGGAAGCCAAGCAGATTGGGCTGGATTCTGTTGCTAGACTTGAAGCGTTTAAGTCACAGACTACGACCACTCAGACGGCTCTGTCGGGTGATTTGGACGCTCTAAAACGAACTATCGCAAACGATATTCGACCGAAGCAGGCGCAGGCTGAAGCTGAGATTGCCAAGCAAGTTGAAGCACTTAACAAGACCAAGAATGAGTTGGCTGGTGTGAAGTCAGCGCAAGCGACGTATGAAGAGAATACGACTCGCAGACTGTCAGAACTGACCAACTTGGCTAATGGTAAGGCCAGCAAGTCAGAGCTTGTGCAGACAGCCGATGAACTAGCTAGTAAAATAGCGAGTGTTAAAGTTGGTGGTAGAAACTACTATCGAGACTCTGAGAAAGTTCGAACAAGTACTCGTTTCTTCTCGTTTCCTTTGCATCCATATCTTTCACAAGAAAATGTCGGGGAGACTTGGACTCTATCGTTTGATATAAAAATTAATGAAGGTGGCGAAATTCGCCCGCTACTTTTTTATCACTATCAAAATAACCGCTTCGGTCTGAAAGCTAGTGCAAACATCACTCCAAGCAAAGAATGGCAACGGTTCACGTTCACAGGTCCAGTTATCTTTCCAAATGATGACTCTCGTTATTCGAGGGGAGAGATGGCCTTGTATGATTACGCTGGAAATAATAACTATTCAGTGCGCAGGATTAAACTTGAAAAAGGTACTCTAGCTACTGATTGGAGTCCTGCGCCAGAAGATGTGCAAACCCAAGTAACCGAAACTCAAGAAAGCTTGAGAGGGCTTGAGCGCAAGTTTGAAACGGTTGCTAGTGATGTGAAGGTACTGAATCAAAAGCCTGAACCAAGACTGACCTTGGCAGGAAATACCCTCAGCATCGCTGGGGGTAATAATGTCACTCTTCCGATACCTGAAAACGTAGGTGTTGAAATTCGTGGTACAGGCTCACCAGAAGGCCGTATCACAGCCGAAATCGGTACGACCTATGTAGATGTCAATGCCACGAATGGCGCTCTGAAATGGATTAAAGAGAGCGGAAATGGTAACACAGGCTGGAAGGTTCTGATTGGTGATACTGGATGGAGGACACTTGATTCAGTTTCAAAATTTGGTAATTCATTCGTGAAAATCAGACGGGTGAACAATCTAGTTACTTATCAGTTTGGCGGACTTAATTTGAGCTGGTTTGGAGTAATTAGAAGAAATGGCCAAGGATATTCTCCTCAAGAATCTGACGGAGAAAGGAACTGTTTCATATTATATTACAATGGCATACCAACAGGGTTTAGAACATCATTCTCTGTCATAGGAAATATATATAACGATAGTGGACTTATTTACGGAACTTGGTACTTGGGGGGTAGTGAAGATCAAAATCATCTAAGATTTCAGTTCTTGAACCCTGTACCAACTGACCGAGATATTGGAGATATCCGTGTGAGTACCATCTCATACTTGACAGACGAACCTTGGCCAGCAATATTGCCATAATAGAAAGGAAAAACATGATTAACTGGAAATTACGATTACAAAATAAATTCTTTTGGCTGACTGCAATCCCAGCCTTATTGCTTGTCTTGCAAGCTGGTGCAGCAGTCTTTGGATATCATCTGGATTTGGGTGATATCGGCAACAAGTTGATTCTGCTTGTTAATGCGGTATTCGTGTTCTTGACTGCAATCGGTTTGGTCAATGACCCGACTACAAGCGGAATTACAGACAGCACACGAGCGCTAGAATACAAGAAACCAAGTGAGGAATAGGCATGGATATCGATACAAGCAGACTACGCACGGATTTGCCACAGGTTGGGGTGCAGCCTTATCGACAAGTACACGCCCACTCAACTGGAAACCGTAACTCAACGGTACAAAATGAAGCTGACTATCACTATAGAAAGGACCCTGAACTTGGGTTCTTTTCTCATGTAGTCGGAAATGGTCGTGTTATGCAGGTCGGGCCTGTAAACAACGGATCGTGGGATGTTGGGGGCGGTTGGAATGCTGAGACCTATGCAGCAGTTGAATTGATTGAAAGCCATAAGACACAAGAAGAATTCGACCGTGATTATAGGTTATACGTTCCGCTTTTGCGAAATCTTGCGGACGAAGCAGGCTTGCCAAAAACGCTCGATACAGACGACCTAGCAGGTATCAAAACGCATGAATACTGTACGAATAACCAACCCGACAACCATTCAGACCACGTTGACCCTTATCCTTATCTGGCAAAATGGGGCATCAGCCGTGAACAGTTTAAACACGACATTGAGAACGGCTTGAGCATTGAAGAAAGTTGGAAGAAAAACGATACTGGCTACTGGTACGTACACTCAGACGGCTCTTATCCAAAAGACAAGTTTGAAAAGATTGACGGCACCTGGTATTACTTCGACGGTTTAGGCTACATGCTTGCAGACCGCTGGAAGAAGCACACAGACGGCAACTGGTACTACTTCGACGGCTCAGGAGAAATGGCGACAGGTTGGAAGAAAATCGCTGAGAAGTGGTACTATTTCGATGTAGAAGGTGCCATGAAGACGGGTTGGGTCAAGTATAAGGACACATGGTATTACCTAGATAGTAAGGACGGAAACATGATATCTAATGAATTCGTCAGAGCAGGTCAAGGCTGGTACTACATCAAGGCAGACGGAACAATGGCAGATAAGCCAGAGTTCACAGTAGAGCCGGATGGCTTGATTACTACTAAATAATTTCAAAAAATAAAATGAAAGGAAAACTTTTCTAAAATGTTTATCTACCGCAGGCTCAGGCTTGCGGTTTTTTTGTTTGTCTGAAACAAGAAATTATCTAACTGACCGACGTTGATGTCGGTCAGCAAAAAGATGGTTTGCCTGAAAAATTAGATCTTGTATTTCTATTTTGCAAAAACACGCATTTTAGACAATTAGAAACCAAAATCTCAATCCTATTGTGCAAAAAAGCGTTTTCTTGAACAATAGAAAGGGAGAATCGTGTTTCATTCATTGCAGATGTATGAGATGGAAAAAAGAAATAATTTTACTATCCTTTATTGAGATGTTGGTGGTCTTGCTCATCATCAGCGTACTTCTTTTGCTCTTTGTGCCTAATCTGACCAAGCAGAAAGAAGCAGTCAACGACAAAGGAAAAGCTGCTGTTGTTAAGGTGGTGGAAAGCCAGGCAGAACTTTATAGCTTAGATAAGAATGAAGATGCTAGCCTAAGTAAGTTACAAGCAGATGGGCGAATCACAGAAGAGCAAGCTAAAGCTTATAAAGAATACCATGCAAAACAAAATAAGACTCAAACGGTCGCAGATTAAGGCTTTCACTATGCTGGAAAGTCTCTTGGCTTTGGGACTTGTGAGTATCCTTGCCTTAGGCTTATCCGGCTCTGTCCAGTCCACTTTTGCGGCGGTAGAGGAGCAGATTTTCTTTATGGAGTTTGAAGAACTTTATCGGGAAACTCAAAAACGCAGTGTAGCTAGTCAGCAAAAGACTAGTCTAAACTTAGATGGGCAGACGATCAGTAATGGCAGTCAAAAGTTGACAGTTCCTAAAGGAATTCAGGCGCCATCAGGCCAAAGTATTACATTTGATCGAGTTGGGGGAAATTCGTCTCTGGCTAAGGTTGAATTTCAGACCAGTAAAGGAGCGATTCGTTATCAATTATATCTAGGAAATGGAAAAATTAAACGCAAAATTAGGGCAGTGATTTTACTGGAAGCAGTAGTTGCTTTAGCTATCTTTGCCAGCATCGCGACCCTTCTTTTGGGACAAATTCAAAAGAATAGGCAAGAAGAAGCAAAAATCTTGCAGAAAGAAGAAGTTGTGCGTGTAGCTAAGATGGCCTTGCAGACAGGTCAAAATCAGGTAAAGATAAACGGAGTGGAGATTCAGGTGTTTTCTAGTGAAAAGGGATTGGAGGTTTATCATGGTTCAGAACAGTTGTTGGCTATCAAAGAGCCATAAGGTCAATGCTTTCACCTTGTTGGAATCACTGATTGCTCTCATTGTCATCAGTGGAAGTTTACTCCTCTTTCAAGCCATGAGTCAGCTCCTTATTTCAGAGGTTCGCTACCAGCAGCAAAGCGAGCAAAAGGAGTGGCTCTTGTTTGTGGACCAGTTGGAGACAGAATTAGACCGTTCGCAGTTCGAAAAAGTGGAGGGCAATCGCCTCTATATGAAGCAAGATGGCAAGGATATCGCTATGGGTAAATCCAAATCAGATGATTTTCGAAAAACTGATGCCAGTGGACGAGGATATCAGCCTATGGTTTATGGCCTCAAATCTGCACAGATTACAGAGGACAATCAACTGGTTCGCTTTCGTTTCCAGTTTCAAAAAGGCTTAGAAAGGGAGTTCATTTATCGTGTGGAAAAAGAAAAAAGTTAAGGCAGGTGTTCTTCTCTATGCAGTCACCATGGCAGCTATCTTTAGTCTTTTGTTACAATTTTACTTGAACCGACAGATCGCCCACTATCAAGACTATGCTTTGAATAAAGAAAAACTGGTTGCTTTTGCTATGGCCAAGCGAACCAAAGATAAGGTTGATAAGGAAAGTGGGGAACAGACCTTTAATCTGGGTCAGGTGAGCTATCAAAATAAGAAAGCAAGCTTGGTGACGACGGTTCGTACGTCTAAGAGTCAATATGAGTTTCTGTTTCCTTCAGTCAAAATCAAAGAAGAGAAAACAGATAAAAAGGAAGAGGTGGCGACCGATTCAAGCGAAAAAGTGGAGAAGAAAAAATCAGAAGAGAAGCCTGAAAAGAAAGAGAATTCCTAGCCAATCAAGCTACTTTGTGCTAAACTAAAGATATGAAACATG